CAGCGCAGAACCACCCAACCAGGGCACTGACAACGTGCTTGCAGAAGTCGCACAGTTCGTAGAAGCCTGCCGGCAGACCGTGTTGCGTGTTGGCGACCATGGCCCTGTCGTGGAATTTCTGCAGACGCAGCTAGACCGGAACGGGCACAGGCTGTGCCGCACAGGCAAGCCGGGCGCTGGCGTGGACGGGCACTTTGGCCGCATGACTGACAAAGCCGTGCGGCAGTTTCAGCGTGACGAAGCGCTGACCATAGACGGCATTGTTGGGCCGGCTACGTGGCAGGCACTGACAGACTGAGCCCTAGCGCCAGAAAGTTGTTGACACGCTTTCCACAAACCTGCTTAGATAACGCACGTGCCCGGCACACGGGCACAGACTGGAGAAAACAAAGATGACCTACAACGCAAAGCACGCTGGCAACTGCAAGCATTGCGACCAGCCACGACGCTCTAACACAGACTGGACTGGCCGGCCAGCGTTGGAAGCGCCCACAGTCGCACAGATCGTCGCCTATCACGACGCAGCAGAGTGCGTGACTGCTGACCCAATCGGCATTGACTACAACAGCCTTGCGAACCTGGGACGGTAAGACAATGCGCTACGCAAAACTCACACTTACTGTTGCGTTTGAGGATTACGGCAGCGACGCCACCACGCCACTTGACGCAGTGCTGCCCGTGCTAGACGAACACTTGCCGGGCGAAGTCGTCGTGTTGGACTATGACGAAGTGCCAATGCTGCTAATGGTGGACTACAGCCAGAAAGCAGAGCAGTGACCCGTGTAGGTGACGTGCTGTTTGTAGTGGCGTTGGTGGCGGCTGCTGTGGCAGCCGTCGCTGGCGTTTACAGCAACGTTATGGACCCTGCAGCGTGCTGGACGTCGTGCCTATGACTGAGCAGCTGCGCAAACTGGCTAAACCGTTCCCAGAATCGTTGCAGAAAGCTGCGCCTGGCGGCTTTGGCGGCACTTACGTGCCATGGAGCGTCAAAGTAGAGAAACTGCTAGCGACTGTTGGCCCGTTCAGCTGGGAAGTGGTCGAATACATTCACGACCCTGACGGCACGCTAACGGGCATTACTGGCCGGCTGACCGTGACCGTAGATGGCCAGCAGGTCACGGTAGACGGCTGTGGCGACGTAGAGCGGCCAGAAATACTGGCGAACAACGGCACACGGGCAAAGCACTGTGAGAGCGACGCCATAGGCAGAGCGGCAAGCAAATTGGGCCTAGGTTTGCATTTGTGGTCTGGCCCTGAGCAGTTCCGGCTGTACGGAGCGTTGGGACGTGACGCCTAATGTATTGCCTGCAATGTGGCGAAGACGCTGGGCAGCACTTGTCATGGTGCGATGACTACAAGCCAGCGCCCGTGTATCTGCACACGAAAGCCCGCAACACAGACCCGCACACGTCACACGCTGCAGCCGCAAGCGTCACTGACGAAACACTGACCCACACGCAAACCCTGGTGCTGCAGACGCTGCGAGCGCACGGGCCACTAACTGACGAACAGCTCTGTATGCGCATCGCTGACAGCGAGCAAGCGCCAGTGTCTGTGTCAGGCGTGCGAACCCGTCGCAGCGAGCTTGCAGCAGCCGGCAGGGTCGTGGACACGGGCAGGCGTGTGCCAACACGCACAGGCCGCCAGGCGATCGTTTGGGGCCTTGCGTGAAGACATTTAGCGTGACCGTGTGGCCGGCCAAAAACATGGAAGATATGCAGGTTTACGAAGTCGAAATTGACTGCAACTGGTGGTGCCTCACACAGCGTGTGCACCTAGACGACTTAGAAGCAGCTGTTGCAGATGGCGTGCGAGCTTGTCTTAACAACACAGACCCGCTGGCATGACGCTTTGGCTGGTTCTAGGCCTAGGCGTGCTCGCAGTCGTGACAAACGCTGTAGGCCTGCTGTGGCTGATGGTCGAAAGCAAACGACGTGACAGAAGCTGACCTACAAGACCTGATAATTGACGTTGCACAACAGTGCGGCTGGCTTGTGTTCCACGACAACGACCCCAGACGCAATAACCCTGGCTTCCCAGACCTAGTGCTAGTGAAGCCGCCACGTGTCGTTTTCATGGAGCTAAAGAGCGAAAAAGGCACGCTGCGCCCAGAACAGCAAGTTTGGATGGGACACCTGTTGGAATGCGACACAGTGGCAAGCGCTGTGGTGCGCCCAGAGCACCTAGACCTAGTGATTGACTACCTACGAAAGACCAACAATGACTGATTACAAACCAGCGTGGCAGGCTACCTGGGAAGGGTTCGCAGAAGTCCTAGCGGCTGACCGTGAACAACGACAGCGAGCAGAACGCATGGCCCGTGCCCGTGTAGAGCTGAGAGACCCGCCAAAGGCACGCAGCAACGCAGAACGACGCAAAGCCGCACAGGGCCTGCACACGCACGCACAGACGCTACAGACCAGCCGGCAGCAGCGTGCACGCATCGCAGAACACAGGAACAGCGGCAATGTCTAGTGGTGGCGTGTTCTTCGTTGTCGTGTTCGCAGCCATTGTGCTGGTGCTGTTCCTAACGTGGCTTTACGTGCGCTGGCAATTGGAATATGGCGAAGCCCAAAGAGAAGCTGCAGCCATCGCAGAATTTGGCCCGCTGTTTGACATGACGCCATCTAGCCCGCACGTCACACAAGACAGAGCCAGCGGCCGGCTGAGCTACACGACCGATTGGGAAGCGATGCGACGACAGGCAGGGCGTTAAATGTATTGCCCACACTGCAACACGTTTATCGACACTGTGCCGATTACAGACCACGTGCTAGACGCTGTGAACCTGGCCGGCCAAATGTGGAACGTGCTCCCATCAGACGTGATGTCAGGCAAACGCCAACGCAACATTGTGCGAGTGCGCCACGTCGTTATGGCAGTGCTGTACCACCAGCACCAAATGACCCTAAGCAGTATTGGTGCAGCAATGGACCGTGACCACACAAGCGTGCTGCACGCCATCAGGTCAGCAGACCCGCACGACGTGCAGAAACTAACCAAAGCCGTAGCGAACCTATGAACTAAACGTTCGGGCTGTGCGGCAGACGCTGGGAGAAACGTCAGCGCCTGCCGCACTGCCTCTTGCATCTGTCGTGGTGCGATGCTACAGATGCAGATTGTGGAGCAACCAGCGCCATGGTAACACATGGCCGGCGACAGTCAGCCGACACAATGACTTGCGCATCAGGCACGTGACAGCCTGGCCAGCTACAGCTGGTGCCCGCAATGGGGCGAATAGCTAAATACATTGCCAACAGCGCTAGCTGCCAGCCGTTGTCATCGTGCTGCCGCAACGGACCCACCACAAGAGCAGCTAGCACATGACGCAGCCCGCTGTAGTAGTGCACAGCGGCTTTGTAAGCGATGCGCGACCGATCGCCAGCAACACAAAGACTGTAGGCCCGCAAAAATTTGTGACGCCTAGTCTTTGACGCTCCGCGCTCACTCTCACCAGGGAAGGCGCTGCAAGCGCACTACAGAGCCCTTTTTTTCCTACAGCGTCTGACAGACACCCCAGCCCAACCAGCGTTCTCTCTCCCCTGGGCAGGGTATGGGTGGGATATGGTGGGGACTATGGCCGGCTATGACCACAGGTTTAGGCAAGAGCGTGCAGCGTTGCTGGCTGACCGTCCAGCGTGTGTGTGGTGTCGCAATGCTGTTGCTACAGAAGCTGACCACGTGCCTGCTCTGGCGTCGTTCCCACCAGGCGAATGGGTGGGGCAGTTAGTACCGTCTTGCGGGCCATGCAATGCTTCTAGGGGCGGCAAGTTGCGGCACCAGCTGAGCAAGCCCAAACCAGTTAACAGCAGAAAGTGGTGACAGATGGGCCGGCACAGGCAAGCAGTCGAAAATTACCTAGAACGGGCAGAAGGCGACCCAATTACCGTAGAAACTGTGCGTGGTTTGGCAGATCGTTGGGACATGATCGAAAAAACAGGAGAGGGTGCCGGCCAACTGCCGCAGCTGGCCAGTGTGCTGTTGCAGGCTGCTGCGCATCTGTCGATTCCGCACGAAGATGCGCTAGCAGCGCTAGAAGCTGAGCTGCGCAACGCATGACTTGCCCTGCACCACTGTTTGCGACGCCTGCTAGCGACTCTGCTAGCCGTGGCCCGCAGCTGCAGCGTGTCGCAGAGCTAATGGGCCTAGACCTGTTCGGCTGGCAACGCCTGGTGGGAGACCGTGCGCTAGAGCTAGACGAAAACGGGCGCTATCGCTATTCCAGCGTAGGCGTGTCTGTTGGCCGGCAGAACGGCAAAACGGCACTGCTAACAGCCCGTATCGGTTTGGAGCTGCTCGCTGGCGGGCACGTCGCCTACACCGCCCAGGACCGTGGCGGCGCACGTCTAAAGTTTCAGGAAGCCGTCAGCCTGCTGCGCCCAGCCCTAGGGTCACGGTTTGCGCAGTTGCGCCTAGCGAACGGCAGCGAAGCCCTGCACATGACGAATGGCGGCAGTCTGCGTGTCGTGACGCCTAACAGGGAAGGCGCTAGGGGCCTGACGCTAGACCTGGTGGTTATTGACGAAGCGCTAGCGCACCCGTTGGAGCTTGTGGGCGCATTAGGCCCAACTATGTCTACGAGACCCAGCAGCCAGCTGTGGTTGGCGTCCAATGCCGGCACGAACAGCAGCGAGCTGCTGCGCCACTACCGTGACCTAGGCAGGGCTGGCGACTCGCCTAGCCTTGCGTGGTTTGAATGGGCAGCACCAGACGACGCAGACCCAGACGACGAGCAAACCTGGCTAGACGCCATCCCAACGCTTGCAGAGCAGCGTGGCGTCACAATAGAAGCCGTGCGTGACTTCCACAGCACAATGGGCGCAGAGCTCTTTTCACGCGAGATACTCAACCGTTGGCCACTAGACGTTGGGGACTACGCACTAGACCTAGGCACGTTTAACCAGCTTGTAGAAACAGACCTGCCGCATGGCGAACGGCTAGCCATAGGCGTGGACGTGTCGCCATGGCGTGACTACAGCACCATTTGTATTGCTAGCGAGACCAACGGCAGATATCTAGTAGAAGTCGTGGACCACAGGCCTGGCGTTGGCTGGGTGCCGGCACGGCTGCAAGAGCTAGCCGGCAGATGGTCTGCCACCATCGTTGTGGACGCTGGCGCAGCTGCCGGCAGTCTGCTGCCGCATCTGCAGCACCTAACCACAATGGAAGTGGGCGCTAGAGATTATGCAGCGAGCTGCGCCACCATGTATGACGCCATTACGGACGGCAAGCTAGCGCACCTAGGTGACAGCATTTTGGCTGACGCTGTAGCGAGCGCAACTAGGCGACGGCTAGGCGATAGGTGGGCGTGGAAGCGCACAAGCGACGAAAGCCCCATTACACCACTTGTTGCAGCTAGTCTGGCTGTGTTCGGGGCTATTAGCACCACTGTTAAACCAACGCCACAGGTATTTTAATGGGACACTCCTTCTTGCAATCTGCTGGCATTCTGCTTTGCATCTTTGCTGTGCTTATGCAGTTTGGCGTTTGGCCGGCTGCGTTTGCTGTTGGCCTAGCCGTCGTGATTGTGTCGGCTGCTGTTGAAGCTGGGTCGCAATGATTGGTGACCTGCTGCGACGCAACGTGCAAGAGCGCACGAGGATTGAGCTGCCGCAACGCTCTATTGTCAGTCAGCCGCTGTTTGGCCCGCTAAACGTCACCCGTGACACGCTGCTTAGCAACGTTGTGGCTAACCGCTGCGTGGCCCTGATTAGTGACCAAATCGCTAGTTTGCCGCTGCACGCAGAACGCAATGGGGAACCTATCGACACGCCAAACGTTTTAGCTCTGCCAGAAATTGACCGCACACGGTCAGAATTCGTGTCGGCTCTGTGCACCAGCCTGCTAGTGAACGGCAATGCCTACTTGCTTGCTGGGCGTCGTGACGCTTTGGGATTCCCACAAAACGTTGTGCTGCTAGACCCAGAAGCCGTAACCGTCACGGTTCGTGCCGGCCAGGTCAGCTACGCAACAGCCCGTGGCCCGTTGAATACAGAAGACGTGTTGCATATCCGTTGCATGACCCTGCCGGGTCACGTGATTGGCTATGGCCCGTTGGACTACAACAGGCAGGCCATTGCGCACACGCTGGCTGGCGACCAATACAGCGCCAACATGTTTACAACTGGTGCGCTGCCAGATGGCGTGCTGCACAGCGACAACGAAATTACAGCCGAACAGGCAGCAGACCTTAAACAAGCGTGGATTGCTGGCAATGGTGGCCGGCAGCGTGGCCCGGCTGTGCTTGCTGGTGGCGTGAAGTATCAGCCGTTGGAATTCAGCAGCACTGACCTAGAACTTGTGGAAAGCCGCAAATACAACGCTCTAACCATGTGCACCCTGTTTGGCGTGCCGCCACACTTAGTAGGCGTGCCATCGCAAGACACGAAGAGCTACAGCAGCCTGCAAATGGATTCGCAAAGCTTTGTGCGGTTCACGCTGCGCCCGCTTGCTATCAAAATTGAAGAAGCAATGTCGCAGCTGCTGCCACGTGGCCAGCGGGCTGTGTTCAACTTTGACGCAGTGCTGCGAGCAGACACCAAAACACGTTACGAAGCGCACGCAATCGCTTTGCAAGCCGGCTTTTTGACCGTAGACGAAGTGCGAGCGATGGAAGGGCTGCAGTGAGAGACCTAGAAACACGCACAGTGCAATGGCAAGGCGTAGAGACCCGCACAGACGATGACGGGTTCAGGCACCTAGTAGGCGTCGTGGTGCCTTGGGCCGGCCAATACAAGCTGCCCAATGGCGCAATCGAAAGCTTCGAACGTGGAGCGTTCACAAAGACGCTGCAAGAGCGTGGCACCAGCATTCCGCTGTATCAGCAGCACGAAAGCCGCAGCACGCTGCCAGTTGGTCAGGCTGTCGAATGGCGCAACGAACCAGAAGGGCTTATTTGTGACTTTAAGATGGCCCGCACCCGTGACGCAGACGACGTGCTAACCCTGGCGCAAGACGGCATGGTAACGGGCCTGTCTGTCGGCTTTATCCCAGTGCGTTCTAGAACAGAAACACGTGGCGACCAGCAGCACATTGTGCGGCTAGAAGCCCGCCTAGATCACGTTGGGTTTGTAGCGCAGCCGGCCTATGACGACGCACGGGTTTTGGCTGTGCGGCACTTTGACCCAGACGACGAAGCACAAGCGCCACTGCTGGCCCGCTGGCGTGGCATCTGGACCGTATGACCATGAAGTCAGAGCAGCTGACCGTAGGGCTGACAGCTGCACGAATCCTGCAAACAGAAAACACAAACCGCTGGGTTTACTTTCACGACGATTCCAGCCACCCGGTCTACCTGGGCGGGTCTGACGTGACCACCAGCAACGGGCTAGAAGTTCCCAAAAACACGCTGTTTCAGCTCTACATTCCAGCTAACGAGGAGCTTTGGGCAGTGTCAGCAAACGCTGACCAGTCCGTAAGCATTCTTTACCAAACAGACTGATGCCGGCAGCGCCTGACTACATCCAGAGCAATGCCCGTAGGGGCTTGCGGCTGCTGCAATACGCTGGCGACGGTCTGCAGCCGGCCACAGTCACAGCAGCCCGCAGAATGGCTGCCGGCACAGTGTCAGACGCAAAAGCACGCCTTATGGGGCCATGGTTCGCAAGGCATCGTGGCGATCTAGACAGCGACAGAGCACGTGCCTACGTGTCCGGAGACAGCGAGCGACCCACAGCCGGCCAAGTTGCCTGGCTTTTATGGGGCGGAGATATCAGCGGCAACGTAATGCGGGCTGCACGCTGGGCCGAACGACAAACAAAAGAAGATGACCGGCAGCAAACAAACAAGCTGCTACATTTTCCGCAAAGCAACGTTGCGCCGTTGGCTGCGCCGCCCACTAGCTATGGGCACCCAGTCAGCACCCAACAAACCCTAAGTAGAAAGGCAAGCGCAATGGCGCTAATCAATAAGCTGATTGAAGAGCGGCAGGAAATCAGCGAGACCGTGGAAGCAGTCCTAGACCGGGCTGTTGACGAATCGCGCGACCTGTCCGACACCGAAAACGAGAACCTGGCGGAGCTTAAGCAGCGTGCTGACCATCTAGACGCACGTATTGAAGAGCTGCGCACCATCCAGCTGGCTAACGCTGACGCAGCCCGTATGCGTGCAGAAGTTGCCGCTGACGACAGCGAGACCCGCAGCGCTGCTGGCGTTGTGAAGGTCACCAGCGAACCGCTGACCTACGCAGAAGAGCGCAGCAACATTTCGTTCTTTGCTGACATGTACCAGAGCCAGTTTTATGGCGACCCTGCCGCTACCCAGCGCCTTACCCGCCACCGGGAAGAAATGGCAGTTGAGAACCGGGACGGCACCAGCGCCAACTATGCCGGGCTTGTGGTTCCGCAGTACCTGACGCAGCTTGCGGCTGAGCTTGCACGTGCTGGCCGGCCTACTGCTGACCAGTGCACCACGCTTCCCCTAGGCGACAGCGGGCTTAGTATCGAAGTCTCACGCGTGACTACGGGCAGCTCTGCCGCCATCCAGGCTGCTGAGAACGACGCAGTTAGCGAAACTGATATCGACGACACTTTGCTTTCGGTCCCGGTTCGCACTATCGCCAGCGGGCAGGCCATTTCACGTCAGGCTATTGAGCGTGGCACGGGCGTTGACGCTCTAATTGCTGCTGACATGATGGGCGCTGTTGCGACCACGCTAGACGACCAGATTTTGAACGGTTCCGGTTCGTCTGGGCAGATTCTGGGCATCCGCAACGTGTCCGGTATTAACAGCGTGACCTACACGGATGCTTCGCCTACTGGCGCAGAGCTCTACAGCAAGATTGTGGACGGTATCCAGCAGATTAATTCCGCACGGTATGCGGGTGCAGACCTAATTATTATGCACCCTCGCCGTTTGGCGTTCCTGCAGGCAGCTGTTGACGGTTCAAACCGTCCGTTGGTTGTTCCGCAGCAGAACGTGCCGCAGAACGCTATGGGCGTTGGCCCTGTGGCCGGCTACGGCAATGCAGGCGCAAGCATCGCTGGTCTGCCCGTCGTGACGGATGCCAACATTCCAACGAACCTGGGCACTGGCACCAACGAAGACGTCATTATTGTGGCCCGTCGTGGTGACCTGCTGCTCTTTGAGGATGCTGGCGCACCCGCCATGGCACGGATGGAACAGACGGCTGGCCTTAATTTGACGGTCACCCTTGTTAGCTATCAGTACGCTGCGTTTACTGCTGGGCGCTACCCGTCCAGCGTCAGCGTTATTGGTGGCACTGGCCTAGTCACGCCTACTTTCTAAGTAGCTGACCCGTTCGCTGGGCGGGCTGGTACCAGTCCCAGCCCGCCTAGCACCCATCCCTAGGGAGATTCCGCAATGTCTGACGAACTGTGGCAGAAGCAAGCGCCTAGCCGCATCCAGAAGCCGGCAAAGCCGCAAGCGCCTAAGCCCGTTAAGAAAGCTGCGAAGAAAAAGAAGGGCTAGCGATGGCCTACACGACCGTTGCGCTAGTTAAGGATTACCTGGGCATCCCAGACACAGTGTCTACAGAAGACACTGCTATTACGGCTGCCCTAAACGCTGCTGCAGACCAAATTGACGGGTACTGCAACCAGACGTTTGAGACCGTCACAGAAGCCCGTGTGTTTAGGGCTGATGATCCAAAGCTGTTGCTGGTTGACGCTTTCAACACG